CACCCACAGTTTAAGCGTGATGTTATGGAAGCTGTACAGGGTAACGAATGGCCTAATATCCTGGGTTACTATACAGTTGACTAGGGTTGGTGCTCGCTCCTTTGTAATGGTATGCCGCTCATACATACCCCACCAACCCCCATATCTACAAGGGTTTAGACATACATTCAAATCTAATATAACTATTAGCAGCCTAAACCCTTACACTATAAAAGGGACTGCGCAAAACCCCACATATCTAGCGCAGTCCCCCTATCTTTGCAGTACTGTCAGTGCTAGAATTAAACTTAGGTTCTCCACCTAGTATTGGCCGCACTGCTGGTGTGTTGTCGTTTTATACATTACTGCTCGCGGCCTTTGCTTTTTTTACCATTGTTTAACTGATTCCAACCCCTTAGTGTTGGCTTCCAGTTCTCTAAGCGCGATATAATTAACAACATACAAAGTTTGCCATGATTCTTATCCTGGTATTGATTAATGTTTACAATATGTATTATGTCTTCATTATCTAAATGTTAACCCTCTTGTATTTTGATTTGTCAAGGGTATACTGTTGGATAAGCTAAACGTTCCAACAGCATTATATAGATACCCTTTAAGATAAATAGATAGGTTACGTATCTATTACGTGCTTTCTTTTTATTACAGCACGTATAACTTATTGTTGTTAGCTTGTTGCGTTATAGTGTTGCGAAGTGCTAAGGTTTGGCTATCTTGTTCTTGTAGGTAGTAGGATGCGAACCAGGGATAGAATCAGAGAATTTAAACGGGTTGCAGCTTCCGAACTAATACCCAACCCAAAGAACTGGCGCACTCATCCACCCGAACAACAAGCAGCATTACGCGGAATACTTGAAGAAGTGGGATACGCTGATGCGCTAATAGTGCGCGAAACCCCCAAAGGGTTGGAGATAATCAACGGGCATTTACGTGCAGAAACTACACCGGACGAAGTTGTACCGGTGCTGGTGCTGGATGTAACAGAAGCGGAAGCGGATAAGCTACTAGCAACGTTTGATCCACTCTCAGCAATGGCGGGAACAGATGACTACATGCTTAGCGAATTGATAGATGGCATGGATATCGAAAGCGAACAGTTGCGCGATCTGTTGCGCGATATATCCCCAACCGATTGGGTAACCGATATAGCTGACGATTACACGTTTAAAGATACGGAAGGTGATGCAGTACTTGAGGTACTGCGCATTCGTTACCCAATGGAAAAAGGGGAAGAAGTAAACAACAAAGTAACGGAAGCGCTAAAGGGGTTGGAAGGTGTGGAACTGCTACACCTTGACGGTAGGGTAAAGGAGCGTATGTGACCAGTGCTCTCATAGGGGAGAGCCAAGCATCTAGTAGGGGTGAAATTCTCCCGCTACGAATCCTAGTAGCACATCCATACATAACCCCTGAAATTTTTTCGTTTTCTGAAAAGCACCCCCAAGAGGTGAGCATATTAATAGATTCAGGAGCGTACACATATCATCAAAAGCATCAAAGGTTTGGCGTCGAACAGTACATCGATTTTATTAAGGGATTACCGGTTAAACCTTGGGGGTATTTCCAATTAGATGTAATCGGAAATCCTGAAGAAACAAGAAAGAACCTTTACAAGATGCTAAAAGCGGGATTAGAACCGATACCAATTTATACAAGAGGGCACGAACCGGAAGAGATAGAAGAACTCTACAAGGTTTCTGATGTAATCGCGCTAGGGGGTATCTCAGGGGTTCAGGGGGGTAGTCATATAGCTACATACATTAAGAACCTACAGCCATACATAGCAGGGCGAAAGTATCATTGTTTAGGGTTGGGTGATGCACGAAGGATCACGAACTTAAAACCGTATTCGACAGATTGTACTAATCATTTAACCGCTAGAAAGTTCGGCAGGGTTCATTTGTATATGGGTAGGGGTGAATTTGTAGCAATTGATCGGGATACTTTCAAGAAGAAACCACCACAGAAGATTCTAAAACGTATTAGGCAACTAGGGTTTGATCCGTATCACTTCGCAAAATTGGAAGCGTGGAAAGGTACAAAACTAAAACCACGGCTGATTTTATCGCTATATTCACAATGGCTTTACCAAGAAGATATGAGAAAACACGTCGGGGTCAATATGTTTTTCGCGGAAGATTCGGCTAATATCCTTCCAGATTACGATATTTTACATGGCTTAATACACGGGAAACATATAAATGAATACATTTGAACATGCTTTAATCGGTGGGTTCGTTTCTCTCACCCTGGGATCCGATTTGCTCCCAACTGTAGCGGGTGCAGTAGTTCCTGACATTATGTTGCTAGGAGTTATTAACAAAAAGGAATGGCTACCCCGTTCGCATCCTGTAATTAGGTGGCATGATTTGCTGCACCTTAGGATCGGGAAAAGAAGGCACCAAGTGCTTTGGTTGCTAATTGTAATAGGGTTAGGGGTATACTTCCGGCAGGGTTTCGTGCTAGGGTATGCTAGTCATTTATTGGCTGATTATTTTACACACAAAGGGGACGGAACTAATGCGTGAAGTGATGTTATACACCGGTGGTATGGATTCTTATATGAGTTGGCGATTACTTGGTGAGCCTCCAATTCTTTATATTGATGCGGGGCACGAATATGCAAAGCGGGAAATTAAGCAACTCTACAAGTTGCACCCTAAAGAACTAATTACAATTGATAAACGTATTGATTTAGCGGATGTCGAAACGGCTTCCGGTTGGGTTCCCTTACGTAATGCCTTTTTCTTTATGATTGGCGCACTCTCTCAGGTTAATTATTCAGTGGATCAAACGGAAGAAAACGAACCGATCAAAATATACCTAAACGCGTTAAAGGGTGAGGGTAGCACCGACAAAAGTCGGTGGTTCAGATGGTTAATGTCTAAGGTGATGTCGCTCTGTCTGGAGAGAAAAGTCGTCTGTGTTGCTCCTTATCATCACTTATACAAAGCGCAATTAATACAAAAATACTTAAAAGAGTTCAGTACACCGGAAGACCTAGAAGCACTAAAGTCAACGACTGCTTGCTACAGGGAGAAAATTAAAAAAGGCTTTAAGGGTTGCGGTGTTTGCTGGTCTTGTTATCGAAGGTGGGCAGCACTGTACTACAACGGAATAGAAGAACGTTACGAAGTGAACCCCTGGGAGCTTGAAATTGTAAAGGTTAACAAAGCCAACGTAAGAAAGTGGATAAAGGGATTGTCAAGGAAGCCAATAACTTACTGGTTACCTATGATTAAAAATAATTATTATGCCTATGCTGCAAATAAGAAAGCAAGAAAAAAGAATGGCTAAGTTATCAGGTGAGCGTCCCAGTTCATCAGCCAATGAATTCAACGCTACCCACAACAAAAAGGAATGGTTAGATTTTAATGCATGGACGGGGCGTAGGTTATCTCTAGCGGTTGCGCTTTCTGCTGGTAATACATTTTTAGACATTGGTGCAGATGACCAAGGTATTCACGAATTAGTCAAAGAGTATGCAACCCGTTATGTTGCGGTTGATACAGAATTAAGCGGGGACATTATCCGTGAAGATTCCCACGCTAGCACCATAGAAGACTATTTTGAAAACAATGACGAATTGTTTGATACGACTTTTTTGCTTGAAATAATAGAACACGTAGATCCCGCATTTCAAGACGTTCTACTTTATGAAACCTGGAAACGCACACGACACCGTATGATTTTATCAACCCCCGATCCCGATTTTATGCGGTTCTATCCTTTGACTAATTTTTTTGTAGGAAGAAACAACCCACACCACACACGCGAATTGTACGAAATACAGGTCAGGGAAATGATCGCGCGCTTGTGTTCTGATGTGTTCCAAGTGTTTTCAATTAAGGCAAACGGTTCCGGTACTTGGGATTTAGGGTGGCGCGATCCGGTTTTAGATTATTTAATAGTAGTTGAAAGGATATAGAATGCTCACGATAAAAAAGACATACACCTGGGAAATGGGTCACGCACTTTTCAAGGTTGGAAAAGAGGACAAGTGCTATTCGCCACACGGTCATAATTATCGTTTAATTGTTGAGGTAGCGAGGAAGAATGAAGAAGCAAACCCTGACACCGATATGGTGGTTAACTTTCACGAATTAGATCGCCACATAGTTCCGCTAGTTGAAGAAATGGACCACAAGTTTTACTTTAACGAATCTGACGATCGGTTTAGGGGGGGGTTTGGTTACGTAGCGTTTCCCTACGATCCCACAGCGGAGGCGTTGTGCAGCGATTTTATAAAGAGAATTCACCAAAAAAAAATGGAATGGCACAGCAAAGATAATCTGACATTGACACTACCACCTGGAGTTAAGTTGATATCCCTTGAACTATACGAAACAGACAAAGCTAGTGCGAAAATATACTGTCCATAACTTGTTCGGTCCTACCCTTCAAGGTGAAGGAGCAATGACCGGAACCGTTTGTCATTTTATTCGGTTATCTGGTTGCAATATGTGGGACGGAAGACCAGAAACTCGCGCGGATTCATTATGCCCATTCTGTGATACGGATTTTCTAAAGGGTACAAAAATGACAGCTTTAGAAATCGTTAAAGGATTGCGCAAGCTAGGCAAAGTGAACTGGGTTACTATCTCAGGAGGGGAGCCGGCGTTACAGCTTGATAGTGAGCTTGTGAACACGTTACAGCGCTATAATTACAAGGTAGCAATTGAAACAAACGGAACCAAACCAATTAACGTAAAAGTTGATCACCTTACCATGAGTCCAAAATTACCAGCAGATCAGATCGTTGTTTTAGAATGCGATAGCTTGAAACTGTTATATCCACACCCGAACCCAGAAATTAGACCAGAAAATTTTGAACACATAAAAGCAGCCAGTAAATTCTTACAACCAATTGATTATGAAGATAAAGAAAAAAATGAACGTATCACGCAAGCAACAATTAAAAAACTTTACGAATTACCAGATTGGAAATTAAGCCCACAAGTGCATAAGTTTCTAGGGGTGGAATAGTGGACATTGGTTGGGACGAAGTTGATGCACGATTAAAAGATTTGTCACTGGCTGGGGTTAAGGTGTGGGGTATACCACGCGGAGGGGCTATTGTAAGTGGTCTAGCGCGTAGGTTTGGCGCTATTGTAGTATCAGATCCAAAGGTTGCAGATATAGCACTGGATGACATTATTGATAGCGGGAAAACAGCAAGCAAAATTAAGGCAATGTATGAATTACCCGTGATCGCTTTGGTAGATAAGAAAAAAGAAAAGATCGCGGAGTGGGTGCGGTTCCCTTGGGAAGAGGAAAGCGAACAGGACATATCTGATAGTGTTTTACGTATGATTGAATATATTGGCGATGACCCACTTCGTGAGGGAATCGCAGAAACCCCCGCGCGAGTGGTTAAATCTTGGGACACATTGTTTGAAGGTTACAGAACAAACCCCGATCATTTTTTGAAATGGTTTGAAGATGATACTGACGAAATGATAATAAACAAAAGAATTAAATTTTATTCGACTTGTGAACATCATATTCTACCTTTTTATGGTCATGTTTCTGTGGGTTATGTTCCCAGGGGAAAAGTCTTGGGACTTTCTAAATTTTCGCGAATCGTTAATTGTTACGCGCGACGCTTACAAATTCAGGAGAGAATGACAAGACAAATTGGTGAACTGTTAGAACCATTTGTCAACGGGGTTGCGGTTCATGTGGAAGCCGCGCATTTATGCACAATGGCAAGGGGTGTAGCGCAACAGGAGAACGCATTGGTCACAAATTATTTGACTGGTTGTTTTCGCACTGAACCCAGCGCGCGATCGGAATTTTTCGAGGCAGTTAGATGAGTCCGCGAAAAGGTGAAACAACAGCAAAGGCAGACGTTCGTAGGTTTGAATTGTTACAAGCTGCAAAAGCAGGAACCAGCCAAAAAAGGATCGCCGAAGTTCTTGGAGTTTCGCAACAATATGTGTCCCAGGAAACGCGCAAACTTTTAGACGTTTTAGCGCGTGAAAATAGCGATGCCGCTGACAAGGTTCGCGCGCTGCAAAACGAACGTTTGACGCATCTTGTTCAGGCATATTGGTCAAAGGCAATTGGATATGTAGATGCTAGCGGTAACAGGATAGAACCGGATTTAAAACATGGCGAATTTTTATTAAAAGTCTTGGATCGCGTCTCTGCAATTAATGGGGTTATTCCGGATCAACCTTTAATTAATATTGATCAGCGTTCAATTACTGTAGCCGATAAAGAGATGACATTCAGTATTGAAAGAGCCAGCAGCCGAGTGGTGGAGTTACCAACAAAAGATGAGTAAAGGTGAACGGTCGGCTACTGGTTCTCTGGGACAGTTTAAGGTTTGCACACCCAAGGTGTCCACCCGTATTCTTGATAAATAATTAGCGCTACGCGTGCATTAACAAGCGGATCAATTATGTTTTTGTTTTTTAGGTGTTCTAGTGGTTTGTAGTATTTCCACCCCATCCAGGTTTTAGGTGTCCATTGAATCTGAAACAATCCTAAACTGTCTCCGCTATCACCGATCCGATCTGTTATTAAACTAGATTCACACGACATTACGCTTAAGGCTTGCTTGTGAACCCCTTCTGGCCATCCTGCTAGATATAGTACGGATCGCGCTTGTTGTTCTGTAAGGGGTGCGTGGTTGCTGCTATAGATGCCAATACCAGCAACCACAAGGAGAGAGAAGAAAAAACTAAACATCGAAAAAATAGTCTCGCAAGAAATGAGCAATTAGATCATCACCTAGATCGCCTTTTGGTGCGATCTCAATTTCGGCTTTATCCCCCCAATCCAACAAAACGAATTCGGCGATTCCATCTTCATAGAACCGGATTTCTTCACTAGGACCACCCCAGGAGATCAAAAGCTTTTTAAATGGTGCGTGTTGTAAATGCAAACCCTTAGGACTTACTGCCGGGATAGCTTCAACTTCTGCTGCCTCTAAAAAGTATTCGTCTAAACCTTCGTAATTCTCGGATTCTATAAATTCAATTAGATCCTTTTTTCTACTTATCCAGTGTGCGTCAACTCGTTGCTTACATGTTTTAGTTTGCATCTTGGAATTCCTCTCTTTTAATTTCTTCGATATCATCAATTGTTGCCTGAATTGTTTCCCCTAGTTTATATAAAACTATGAGCAACTCGCTGTATTTTTCCCTTTCTGTATATTGTTCTGATGTTCTTCCAATTGGATCGCTCATGTCATCTTTCTCTTTACTGTGTGTGTAACAAAGGTCTTCACTAGCGACATAGTTAGAACATAGATCGCCATCTTCCATTCGATGAGTACAAAGGTTTCCCTCCCGCCTTTCTGTGGCGCGTTGGTAACCTTCTTCTATGTATCTCTCTAATTCTACAGCGGGTACCTTGTTGTAGGTACCATCTTTCCAGTACTTCAGCTTTCCAGCCCTCATTAAATTTGTAACGTGACGGGTTGAACAGTTGAGTAACTCTGCCACTTCTGTTGTTTTGTAATGTAATTTTGGTTGAATTTCTGTTTCCATTTTTTTATTTCCTTAGATTGTGAACGGTATATTTAATTCGTCCATTTTTTCTCTTGCTGCACTATAAGCGGCGTAGTACTCTTTATGGCTTGGATAATCATCTAAATGGGCTAAAGAATAATCTGCCCGTCTTACGTACTTTTCAAAATCCTCATAGTAAACAGGTTCGCCGGCACTGGTTACTATTACCGTACTTAGGTTCCACTCTATTGTCTCACTTGTTGATTTTCCAACTTTTGCAAGGTATGCAGTAATTGCGGCATTCTTTGTTCTTTCGATTTTATCCGCTTTTCTTTCTGCTGCTGCTGCTTCTTCTTCTCTTTCTGCTTTTCTGATATCTGCTTGATATCGGTTGTATTCTGTAACGCTCATTTTTTTCTAGCTCCTTAACTTGCTAAAGCAATAGTACACCCAAAGCAACTAATTGTAAACCCCTAAAAGTAAAATAAGATAATAACGGTATCTAATTTGTATTTTTTTAATGCTTTCTATGATACTTTATGACTGCTTGGCGTTTTGGAGATATATGGCTAACCGTTTTTGGCCGTTCCGATCTAAGGAATTAAACAAGGAAGAGAAAGCGCAAAACTTGGCGCTAACTGTTGCGCTAGGTTCTGAATCACTGACAGACAATTATTCAGAAAATACCCAAGACGCAGGTTTGGCATATTACGCGGATACGATAGCACAAAACCCCGTCGTTTATTCTTGCATTAGAGAGCTTGCTACCAGTGTCTCAAGTATTGAATTCAACGCAGTTGTCGCAACCCCTAGCGGTGAATATGAAGATTTTGACGGTCCGCTTGGTCAACTTTTACGGCAACCGAATCCAGATTGGACAACTGTTGATTTAATTGAAAACATAACAGAACAGTTATTAATATTTGGTAATGCCTATTTATATTTTAAACGGGCAGGGGTTGGTGGGCCAAATGCACGGATAGACGAAATCCATTTGTTGCAACCGAACCTTGTCACGATAAAACCAGGAACCGGAGACGGTTCAATTAACGGCATCGAAAAATACGAATTAGAAAGTTCGGCAACGGCAAACATAGAGATCGCACCAGCTGATGTCGCGCATATAAAATTGCCGAATCCCACAACGGGAGCCAAGGTCGGTTCTTTATACGGACTAAGCCCTTTGGCAGTTTTGAAAAATGATGCGACTTTGGATGCTCTGTTGTCAGACTTAAGTATGAATTTCATCAAGCGCGGAGCCGTACCGTCAGGACTGTTGAAATTGAATAAGCGCGTATCGTCTCAGGA